ACCACGCATAGATTTTATAGAGAAAAAAAGGGCACTTAGCTCATGAAATTGAAGATCCGCACTTTTCCCGCCGGCATCCTCGGCGGCATGAAAGCCCCAAGCACAGCCCACGGCCTCTCGCCGCTCGAACTCAGGCAAAAGATCTCGGTCAGGGAAGCTGCTGAGCTGAATGGTGTCAGCGAAGACACCTTCAAAAGGGCCTACCGACACCTGATCCGGAAGATTGGGCCGCGCCGTCTCGCCGTCGAGCTCGGCGACGCGCTCGAACTGCCGCCTGCACGCGCACCGCCCTAGACAAAGCGCCGCCCCGATGTGCCGTATGCGCGCAATGCACGAACGCACAGTGAAACGCAGGTTGACCAGGTTGCGGCCTCGATCCGCGAGTGGGGTTGGACCAATCCGGTATTGGTCGGTGAGGATGGTGGGATTATTGCCGGTCATTGCCGGGTGCTCGCCGGGCGCAAGCTGGGTCTTGTCACGGGTATTACTCAATCCTAGCTGCCTGGATATGTAGTTGTCCGGCGCGCGTTCCGAGGTAAAACAAATGGCAAAACTTGGCAGAAAACCACACATGCCGACTGAGCAGTTGCGCAAGACCGTTGAGACGATGGCGGCGCATGGCATTCCGGTCGCGGATATTGCGCGGGTGGTCAATGTCCAATTGATGACCCTGTACAAGTATTATCGGGACGAGATCGACACCGGCCACGTCAAGGCTAACTCGATGGTGGCGCAGAGCCTGTACCAGAAGGCGCTGGGCAACGGGAACGGCGCGGTGGCCGCGTGTATCTTCTGGCTGAAGTGTCGCGCGGGCTGGAACGAGTATGCTGCTGCGGTGCCGCCGGTTGGCAAGAAGGAGCAGGCGCAGATCAACGCGATCGAGGGTGCCAAGGGCACCGAGTGGGGCTCGCTGGTCCAACACTAAATGTTCGACCTCGATCTGTCGTGCCGCGATTGGGAGGACCGCATTCGCCGCGGGCGATCGCTCGTTCCGGCTGCAGCGCATGGCATCAACCCGGCCGAGACGGGTCGGGCGATGCGGATCTTCAACAAGCTGCACTTGCCGGATGTGCCGGGGACGCCGGCGCTGGCCGAGGCCTCGGGCGACTGGTTCCGCGAGATCGTCGGCGTGCTGCTCGGCGCGATCGACCCTGAGACCGGGCAGCGGGTGATCCGCGAACTCTTCCTGCTGGCGGCGAAGAAGTCGAGCAAGACGAGCTATGGCGCGGCCATGATGGTGACGGCGCTGTTGCTGAACAAGCGGCCGCGGGCTGAGTTTCTGCTGGTTGCGCCGACGCAGGCGGTTGCGGATCTGGCGTTCATGCAGGCTGCGGGCATGACGCAGATCGACCCCGAGGGCTTCCTGCAGAAGCGCATGCAGGTGCAGGAGCATCTCAAGTGCATCACGGATCGGCGCACCAGGGCGCAGTTGCGGATCAAGACGTTCGACACATCGGTTCTGACGGGTGTGAAGCCGGCCGGCGTGCTGATCGACGAACTGCACGAGATCGCGAAGAACGCGAAGGCCTCGCGCATCATCGGCCAGATCCGCGGCGGGCTGTTGCCGATCCCCGAGGCGTTCCTGGCGTTCATCACGACGCAGTCTGACGAGCCGCCATCTGGCGCGTTCCGGGCCGAGCTGAACCTCGCGCGGGCGATCCGTGATGGCAAGACCACCGGGGCGATGCTGCCGGTGCTGTACGAGTTTCCGCATGAGATCGCGCGCGGCGAGTGGAAGAACCCGGCGCACTGGCCGATGGTGACGCCGAACCTCGGCAAGTCGATCACCATCGATCGGCTGGTCGCCGACTTCGAGACGGCGACCTACAAGGGCGACGAGGAGGTGCGGCGCTGGGCCTCGCAGCATCTCAACATGGAGATCGGGCTTGCGCTCAAGAGCGACGGCTGGGCCGGCGCGGACTACTGGGAGGCGGCCGAGGACGCGGCGCTGACGCTCGAGGAGATCCTGATTCGATCCGAGGTCGTGGTGGTCGGGATCGACGGCGGCGGGCTCGACGACCTGTTCGGCGTGTGTGTGCTGGGGCGCTGTCGCGAGACGCACGACTGGCTCGCCTGGGTGCATGCGTGGTGCCATCACAGTGTGCTCGAGCGGCGCAAGTCGATCGCGGCGCGGCTGACGCAGGCGAAGGACGACGGCGAGTTGACGATTTGCCAGCACGCGACCGAGGACATCGAGGCGATCGTCGAGCTGATCGACGACATCCGGAATCGCAAGCTGCTGGCGTGCGTGGCGGTCGATCCGGCTGGGCTGGGCGAGTTCATCGAGGCGCTGCGTGCGATCAAGATCACGCAGGAAGGCGATCAAGTGGTTGGCGCGCCGCAGGGTTACGCGATGATGAACGCCATCAAGACCGCGGAAAGAAAATGCGAGAACGGCACGCTGAAGCATGCGCCGAGCAAGCTGATGGATTGGTGCGTCGGCAACGTGAAGATCGAGCCGACCGCGACCGCGATCCGTGCGACCAAGCAAAGCGCAGGCGACGCGAAGATCGATCCGTGGATGGCGCTGATGGATGCGGTGACCGTGATGGTGCGCGATCCGAAGCCACAGAAGCGACCGGAAGTCAGACTGTTCTTCGCCTGAAGGATTAATCCCATGATGAACCGGGCATTCAGCCTGCTTGAGATCAAGCGGGCCGACGAAGACTCACGCATCATCACCGGCATCGCGACGACGCCCGAGCCGGATCGCATGCAGGATGTCGTCGAGCCAAAAGGCGCGCAGTTCAAGCTGCCGATTCCGCTGTTGTGGCAGCACGACTCTAAGCAGCCGATCGGTCATGTCACGCAAGCCAAGGTGACGAAGGCCGGCATCGAGATTAGCGCGAAGATCGCCAAGGGCGTCAGCGACGAGATCGATCGCGCCTGGTCGCTGATCAAGGCAGGCCTCGTCTCGTACCTGTCGATCGGCTTTCGATCGCTGGAGCACAGCATCATTCCCGACACCGGCGGCATGCGTTTCCTGCGTTGGGAATGGCTGGAACTGTCAGCCGTGACCATTCCGGCAAACTCTGACGCCAGCATCACTACCATTCGAGCTTTCGATACTGCTCGGCGGGCCGCGCATGGCCGCAAGCCGATCAGTCTCGACATCACCCCGGCCGGCGCATCGGCACCCCGACAATCTGCCAAGAGCCCGGAGGGCGATATGCAGACCAGGACTATTGCGGAGCAGATCTCCGCATTCGAGACCCAGCGCGTCGGCAAGACGGCGCGCATGGATGAAATCCAGCAGGCAGCCATTGCGGAGAGCCGTTCGAAGAACGAAGGCGAGCGCGATGAGTTCGATACGCTGTCGCGCGACATCGACCAGATCGACGAGGAGCTGAAAGACCTGCGTCGCATGGAAGCGATCAAGGCCGCGGCGGCTGTTCCGGTGCGCGCTGTTGCAACGCCGGCCGAAGGTGCGGCGCAGCGCGGCATTCCGGTGCACAGCTCGATCGTCGTGAGGGCGCCGCCGAAACTGGAGCCCGGCGTCGAGTTCGCGCGCATCGTCAAGGTTACGGCGTTGGCGATGAAGAACCCGCGCTGGCGCGAGACGGAGATTGCTGCCGCAATGTATGGCAGCGACTCCGAGGTCGCGGCCTACTTCAAGGCAGCAGTGCCGGGCGGCACTTCGCTGTCGCCGAACTGGGCATCGAACCTGATCTCACCGGAAGGTGCGGCGGCTGCGGCGTTCTTGGAATATCTGCGGCCGGCGACCATTCTCGGGAAATTCGGCCAGGGAGGAGTGCCGTCGCTCAACGAAGTCCCGTTCCGCGCGCCGCTGGTATCGGAAACCGGCGCCGGTGCCGCCTGGTGGGTTGGCGAGGGTGCCGCAAAGCCAGTAACGCAGGGAGCGTTCGCCCGCACCAACCTGCCGCCGACAAAGCTGGCGAATATCTGCGTGCTGTCGATGGAGCTGGTTCGCGACAGTTCGCCGAAAGCCGATGTCGTTATCCGCAACATGCTGCGTGCGGCAATCGTGCAGGAGCAAGACTACGCTTTCATCAGTCCGGCAAACTCTGGCACGACGAATATCAAGCCTGCGTCGATCACCAACGGTGCCGATACGGTGGCGTCGAGCGGCGACGATACGGCTGCGATCATTCTCGATATCCGCAGTCTGTTCGCCAAGTTCACCGCTGCGAATAACCCGCCGTCGTCGGGCGTTTGGATCATGTCGAGCAAGTCCGCTTCTGCGTTGAGTATGATGCAGAACGCGCTCAGTCAGCCGTCCTTCCCGACGGTGTCCATGACCGGCGGTTCACTCTCTGGCATGCCGATTATCGTATCGGATGTGATCGGCAGGGCTGGCCCGAACAGTCAGACGGCGGTGCCCGAGATCGTCGTGCTGGTCAACGCGCGCGATATCTTCATGGCGCAGGACGACGGCATCCAGATCGACCAATCCGATCAGGTGTCGCTGCAGATGGACGACGCGCCGACGATGACCTCGGCAACGCCCACGGGAACGTCTGTTGTCAGCATGTGGCAGACGAACTCGATCGCGATCCGCGCTGAGCATGCGATCGGATGGATGAAGGGCCGCACTTCTGGGGTGACCTATCTGACCGGCGTCGGCTGGGGCGGCGACGTCAACACTTAATACCCTCCCGCAACTTGGCGGGCAGCGTTTTCCTCCTCAGCACTGCCCGCCATTCTTCCGAGGCAACCATGAAGTCCGAAACTGTGCGACTGATCGCGCTCGGGCGCGAAGGCTCTCGACAAGTCTACGGCACGCGCAGGCTGGTCGCTGGCGACGAATTCGAGATGCCGCGTGGCTTGGCGACGGTGCTGATTGCAATTGGCAAAGCCAAGCTCGCAGGCGGTGAGCCGTCGCCCGCGCCGTCACCACCGAAACCACCACCGCCGGCACCGGTGCGTGAACCGCCGCCACAAGAGCCGGAAGAGGATGAGCCGGATGAGGAAGTGCCGCCGTATCCGCGGCCCGGTACCGACGAGGTCGCGACGTTGCGTACCCAGGCGCGCGACCTGGGCATCGTCGTCGACGGGCGCTGGGGGCCGGCGCGGCTGCGCTACGAGATGGCGCGGCATCGGCGATGAAGATTTTCGGGCTGCTGATCCCGTTTACCGGCGAGCACCGCAAGGCGGCGCCGCCGCTGGCGTCGGTGCCCTATGTTGGTGGTGCCTGGACGCCGCTGATCCGCGATCCGTTCCCCGGAGCGTGGCAGCGCAATATGGAGATCAATCCCGAAACCGCTTCCACGTTTCATGCCGACTTCGCCTGCAAGACGCTGATCGCGCGCGACATCGCCAAGCTGCGCGTCAAGCTCGTCGAGGAAGACGACAACGGCATCTGGTCGGAGACCACCAACCCGGCATTCAGTCCGGTGCTGCGTCGCCCGAACCAGTACCAGACGCGCAACCAGTTCTTTGAGTCGTGGATGCTCTCGAAGCTGGCGCGCGGCAACACCTACGTGCTGAAGGAACGCGACCAGCGCAATGTGGTTGTCGCGCTGCACATCATGGACCCGACGCGAGCGCAGGTGCTCGTCGCCGACGACGGTTCGGTGTTCTACCGGTTCGACAGCGACAACCTGGCCGGCATCGACAGCATCACCGTTCCGGCGCGCGAGGTGATTCATGATCGGTGGAATACCCTCTTCCATCCGCTGGTCGGCACGCCGCCGGTCTTTGCCAGCGGACTGCCGTCATTGCTCGGCATCAACGCGCAGAAGGCATCGGCGCTGCTGTTCGAGAACGCCTCGATGCCCGGCGGCCTGCTGATCGCGCCCGGCGAGGTGAGCGAGGTCGAGGAAAAGCGCATCAAGGAGGAGTGGGAGCAGCGGTTCTCGCGCAAGAATCTCGGCCGCGTTGCCGTGATGACCGGCGGTATGAAGTACGAAAAGCTGGCGATGACCCACGTCGAAGGCCAGATGATCGAATCGCTGAAATGGTCCGCCGAGGTGGTGTGCAGCACCTATCACGTGCCGCCATACAAGATCGGCGTTGGCGCGCTGCCGTCCTACAACAACGTGCAGGCGCTCAACGTCGAATACTACGCGCAGGCACTGCAGTCGCATATCGAGGAGATCGAGGAGTTGCTCGACCATGCGCTCGGCATCGGCCGGGTCGATCGGCTCGGGACCGAGTTTGACACTGAGACGCTGCTGCGCATGGATTCGGTCACGCAGATGACCAGCATCCAGACTGCGGTCGGTGCAGGCGTGATGACGCCGAACGAAGGCCGCGCCAAACTGGATCTCAAGGCGAAGACCGGCGGCGACTCGCCATACCTGCAGCAGCAGAATTTCAGCCTGGAAGCGCTTGCCAAGCGCGACGCGCAGGCGGACCCGTTTGCGCCGAACACGCCGGCGGCCCCGCCGCAACAAGATCCTGCCAATCAACCGGACGACGAGGTCGATGCGTCATTTGCCGCCATGACGGTGAAGTCATTGCTGCTGGCAGCTTGAGGCGACCATGAACCACAAGGCCATCGCGGATCTGATGGCGGCGATCGTGCCGGTCATCAAGGATCACTTCACTAGCGAGATAGGAAAGGCCATCAAGCCGTTGGTCGAGCGGCTCGAGGCACTCGAGGCGAAAGGAGACCAACATGTCCAAGGCGAAAAAGGCGAAGCCGGTGCGCAAGGGCCGCCTGGCGAAGCCGGTCAGCCCGGCCAACCCGGCGCCGAAGGCCAGCCCGGTGCGCCGGGGCCGCAAGGCGAAATGGGACTGAAGGGCGATGCCGGCGACCGCGGCCGTGACGGCATCGGCATCGCCGGCGCTGCTATCACGCGCGAGGGCGAGCTGATGGTCACGTTGACCGATGGCACGGTGCTGATGCCGGGCAAGGTTGATGGCCGCGACGGACTGTCGCTCGAGGACATGACGCTCGAGCATGACGGCGATCGGACAACGACGTTCGTGTTTGCGCGCGGCGATGTGCGCCGGGAATATCGGGTCGTATGGCCGATTGTGATCTATCGCGGCGTGTTTGAGACGGGTCGTGCCTATGTGCGCGGCGATACCGTGACGCATCTCGGCTCGATGTATCACTGCAACACGCCGACCGAGGCGCATCCCAACACCGGTTCGCCGGATTGGACGCTGGCGGTGAAGCACGGCCGCGACGGCCGCAATGGCCGTCATGCCGCGCCACTCGACAAGACCCCGGTTAAGGTGCCGTGAACGAGCACACTCGCTTTCCGCCATTGCCGGACGACGACGTCGCGCTCGACGAGCACGGTCGTCTGCGCGTGCGCGGCAAGGCGGTGATCACCGAAGCGCCGGTTGATGGGAAATTCTACGCGAGGAGGAATGCCGGCTGGTCGGATATCGCGAAGGCATTGGTCGCGCAACCGGGGCCGTCCGGCGAGCAAGGGCATGAGGGTCCGCAAGGGCCACAAGGCGAACGAGGCGACGTCGGCCTGCAAGGCGAGCGCGGCGAACCGGGACCGCAGGGCGAGACCGGTGCGCAAGGCGAGCGCGGCGAGCCAGGTCTCGCCGGCGCTGATGGCGAAGACGGC